TCTTTCCAACCTAAATCTGGAGCATTGGTTGATATGCAATCATTATTGCTAATATTTGTTAATGGAGTTTTACAAAATCCTGGAGAATCTTACATTTTTAATGGAGGAACAAGATTCCAGTTTACTGAAGCACCAAGTGAAAAGGATGATATAGCTATTTTCTTCTTTAAAGGAACAAATAATGTTGATGTTACCTATGTGGATGTTAGAGAATCCGTTAAAGTTGGTGATGAACTTCAAATGTTAAAGAGTGATACCGTTACTGATGTTATTAAAAATCAGGATCAAAATGTAAGAACAATATCAGGAATAACAACTGCAGATACTGTTGAAACTGAATTATATTATTCTCAGGGTATTGATGATGTTAATTTCAAACCTGTTAGGTGGATAAAGCAAAAATCTGATAAGTTTATAAATGGTCAATTAATTACTAAAGTTAGACCTTTAATAGAACCATTAGTATTCCCAGATGCAAGAATCATTAAAGATGTAGCACCTGGTGACTCCACTATCTATTTTGATACTATTAATAATTTCTTCTCTTATGACAGTCCTTCAACAGTAAGTACTTTTATAGTTGATGATTCTATTACTAGACAATCTGCTGATCTTAATGCAGTTGTTTCTGCTGCTGGAACTATTCAATCAATAACTGTTACTGACGGTGGAAGTGGATATGTTGGAGCAACAACATCTATTTCAGTTGGTATTCCTACTACAGGTATTACCACTTTCATAAAGGGTGATGGAACAGTTGGAACAGGAGAAACAGCAACAGCAACCGCAACAATAACTAACGGTTCTATTACTTCTGTTACTATTACTAATCCAGGTCTTGGTTATACTAGTTCTTCTTCTCCTAGTGTTATATCAGCAATTCCAGTCACTCCATCTGAAACTATTACTGGATTCAGTGGTTCTGCTGGTTTCTCAGGTATTGTAACAGGAATAACAGTTCTCAGTAGTTCGACTATTAAATTCTTCCTTGATAAAGGATCAGGATCATTTACTGGATTAGCAAATGGTGATCCAATTTACATATTCGATACATCTGTTGGTTCTGGTGCAACATCTACAGTAATATCATCAGGTGCACCTGTAGGTATTGGAACATCATTCTTTGATAACATTTATATTGTTAGTTCTCTAAGTTCAAGTAGTCAATTGGGTGAATTTGTTGCAGGGGTGAAAACAGATACTTCAATTGTAGGTATAGCTACAGAGAATACTATTTGTGGTAGATTCTCTTGGGGTAAGTTAACTGGTGGTACAAGATCATCAAATCCACTTACACTTACAGTATCTGGTAAAACTGTTAATTCTGGATTAAGTACCTTCCCTAGAGTCCAAAGAAGAGCTGCTGGACTTAGAGAAACAGGTGCTATAAAGGATTCAACTTAATATGGTATAAATAAAGAAAAAAAGTCTATAGAAAATGTCGGCAATTGTAACAGACCAATTTAGAATTAATAACGCAGGTAATTTTTTAGGAGATGTAAATAATTCCGAAAACTCTTATTATGTGTTTGTCGGATTATCAAACCCTTCTGCAGATGTAAGATCATCAAAAGCTTTTGGTAGAAATGCCAGTAATGCTGAGTGGAATTCTGATATTACTAGAAAAAAACCAATAGATAATTTTAATTACTCAAATCATGTTAAAGATACCATGATTTTTGGTAAAAAAATTACTTCAGATAATGTTAGAAGAGTTGTGAGAAAAGTCACATGGACTAAGGAGACTAGGTATGATATGTATCGTCATGATTATAGTGAATCTAATTTAGCATCAAATGGAAAAACTGCTAGACTGTATGATAGTGATTTTTATGTAATTAATAAGGATTTTAATGTTTATGTTTGTATTAGTAATGGATCTTCGGGAATTAATACAACAGGTAATCGTTCTTTAAATGAACCAACTTTAACTGGGTTAGAACCATTTACAGCAAGCGGTTCTAGTAATGATGGATATCTTTGGAAGTATCTGTTTACAGTTGCTCCAAGTGATATTATAAAATTTGATGCAACAGAATATATACCATTACCTAACGATTGGTCATCTTCTACTGATGCTAATATAGCAAATATTAGGGATAATGGAAATTCTGATATTAATAATAATCAGATTAAAACCATTTATGTAGATAAACAGGGAACTGGTTATAAAAATGCTGGTGCTGGAGCACAAGAATTTAATATTATTGGAGATGGTTCTGGAGGAAAGGCTATTGTAGAAGTGGGAACTGATACTAAGATTAGTGATGTTAAGGTATCAGTTGGTGGTAAAGGATATACTTATGGTCTTGTTGATTTAACAGATATTCAACCAACTTCACCCAATGCTGAATTAATTCCAATTATCCCACCATCAAAAGGTCATGGATATGATATTTACAAAGAATTGGGTGCAGATAGAGTTTTAGTTTATGCTAGATTTGATGACTCTACTAAAGATTTTCCAATTGATACTAAATTTGCACAGATAGGAATTGTTAAAAATCCAACATCAATTGGATCTACACAAATTTATCAACAAAATCAATATTCTTCAGTTTCTGCTTTATACTTAGATACTTTTCCTACAGGTACTATTGAGATTGGTGATTTAATTACCCAAGATGTGGAAGGTGATACTGGTGCTGTTATTGGACAAGTAAGAGGGTATATTGTTTCTTTTGATATTATATCAGATGATGATGCTAATAAAATAGGTGTTTTAAAATACTACCGTGATAGATCATTATATTTTGATACTGCAACAGGTGATCAAAGTGATACTGTAGGTATTAGTAGTATAGGTGGTAGTAATAGTCAAATTTATGATTTTACCAGTGGAAAAACTATTAATGGAACTAATGGATCAACTGCATATTCAGTATCAATAAATTCTGATTTTAGTGGTATAACTACAAACCCAACAGGAACTAAGGTTATTGACCTTGGTGTGGAGTTTAAGAATGGTATATCACAATCTGAGATAAATAATCAGTCGGGTGATATTATCTACTTGGATAATAGACAATTAATTACTAGAGATAGTAGGCAAAAAGAAGACATCAAAGTTATACTAGAGTTCTAAAACATGTCACAAAAAACTAATTTAAATATAAGTCCTTATTATGACGATTTCAATAAGGACAATAATTTTTATAAAGTATTGTTTAGACCAGGTAGACCTGTTCAAGCTAGAGAATTATCAACTCTTCAATCAATACTTCAAAATCAGGTAGAGTCTTTTGGGTCGCATGTATTCAAGGAAGGATCTATGGTCATTCCTGGTGGTGTTTTCTATGATAACTCATATTTTTCAATAAAGGTAGAATCTGATCATCTTGGTCTTCCAATATCTCTTTATTCTACTGAGTTAAAGGGTAAGAAATTAAAAGGGCAAAATTCTGGGGTAGAAATTCTAGTTAATGATATTAAATTCCCAACAGATTCTGCAGATATTACAGATCCAACATTTTTTATAAAATATCTTACAGGAAATTCCGATAATGAAATATCTAATTTAGAAGATGGTGAACCTCTACTTGCGTTAGAAGATATAACTTATGGTAATACAACTATACTTTCAGGACAAAGCGTTGCTTCATTGATACCCTCAAACGCCTCTGCGACGGGTAGTGCAGTGAAAATGAATTCTGGTGTATATTTCATTAGAGGGACGTTTATAGACGTTCCTACGGACACTATAGTATTAGATCCATATTCAAATAATCCATCATATAGAGTTGGTTTGAATGTATTAGAATCTATTATTACAGCAAAAGATGATTCATCATTATATGATAATGCAAAAGGATTTTCTAATTTTGCGGCACCTGGTGCTGATAGATTTAAGGTAACTGCATCTTTAGCAAAGAAAGGTTTAAATGACACTAGTGATGTCAGTTTTGTAGAAATAATTAAATTAAGAGAAGGTGATCTTAAAAAGTTACAAGATTATTCAGTATATAATGAAGTAGAAAAATATTTGGCTGCCAGAACATATGAAGAGTCTGGAAATTATTCTCTAGATAATTTTAAAATTAATATAGCAGAATCTTTAGATAATCGTGTTTCAAATGGTGGAATCTTTAAATCAGATCAAGTTACTGAAGATGGTAATACCCCATCAGATGACTTAGCTTGTGTTGAAGTAAGTCCAGGTAAAGCATATGTAAAAGGTTTCCGTATTAATGAACCTGGAACTTCAATCATAGATTTTGATAAACCAAGAGATACTGACAGTGTAAATACTGCGTTGGTTCCTTTTGATATGGGAACTTTAATTCGTGTTAATAATGTATCAGGAACACCTGCTATAGGTACAAATATTGCTGCAAATACAGTTTCCCTTTATAGTAGAAGAAAAACTGCAGCTGCACCAGATGCACCACCTACAGGTGGATATGAGATAGGGAAGGCAAGAGTATATTCATTTGGATTAAGAAATACACCATATGTTGATAGTACCAGTCAATGGAACTTGCATCTATTTGATGTTCAAACATACACATATCTAACATTAAATACTGCATTAACTGCATCAATTAGTTCTTTTGTTAGAGGTGCTAGTAGTGGTGCTACAGGATTTGTTAATGCTGCAGTTTCTGCAAAAACAGAAATAATTTTATCACAAACTTCTGGATCATTTATTCCTGGTGAAAAAATAATTATTAATGAATTAGAAGAATCAACCAGAACTATAACATCATTAAGACAATATACTTTTGAAGATGTAAAATCTGTATATCAAGATACAAGTACGTTAATAACTGGTTTTGCTAAAGACTTTAGTGCTGATACTGTACTTGAAACTACTAGAATATCCTCATTACCTCAAGTTAATAATTGTCAAATTGGTAAAGATACAGCAGGAGTGGAATTAACATCACCTGGTGATGCATTTACTGGTATAAAAACAGATTCTATTATTCAATATCAACTTGCAGGAAGTAGTGATATTACATTTAATAGGGTTAGCGATATTAGTAGTGATTTAAAAACTTTGACTTTAGCTGCTGAAACTGTGGTTGCAGGTGTAAATGCAGGAGCTATTGGAGTTGACACTACAGGTTCAATATCTTTAGCATCCCCAGTTGTTGTAGATAAAGAAAATACTGGATTATATGCCAAGTTGAATCACAGTAATACATCTGAAGTTAATTTAGCAAATTCCACATTATCAGTTTCTGCTCAAACTGATAAGTTTACATTGTCTGCCAATTCTACTACACAGGCAGTTCCTTCAGGAATAACAAGTGCATTTTATAGCAATTTTGATACTCAAAAGTATTCATTAGTTTATGCGGATGGTACTGTAGAACCATTAACAAGAGATCAATTTAAATTAGTAGATGCTACTTCAAAGGTTCAATTTAGTGGATTATCAAAGAATAGTGGAGATGCTGTTCTTAATGTAACTGTAGAAAAACAAGGAATTACAAATAAAACTAAAGAATACATAAGAAGCAATCAAATAGTTATTAATAAAACTAGTGCAGGTGTATCAACCACAACAAATGGTTTGACTCAAAATGATTTCTATGGATTAAGAATAGAAGATAGAGAAATATCATTAAATGTTCCAGATGTTGCAAATATAGTTGCAGTATTTGAATCTAAGGATAATAATGATCCAACTCTTGATAAGATAACAACCATATCTGGATTATCTTTAAATACAAATTCTGTTGTTGGTGAAAAGGTTATTGGTACTGAAAGTGGAGCAGTTGCTCAAATAGTTAATAGAGTAGATGATGCAAATATTGAAGTTGTTTATTTTACAGATGTTAAATTTGCTTTAAATGAGTTAATAACATTCCAAGAATCAAATATTGAAACTACAGTTCAAGGAATAACATTTGGTAATAATGTAGATATTACAGAAAGATATTCTCTAGATAAAGGACAGAGAGAACAATTCTATGATTATTCTAGAATAGTTAGAAAGAGGAATGCTACTCCTCCTGATAGGAGAATTCTAGTAATTTATGATTCATATGAAGTTCCTACTACAGATTCTGGTGATTTATTTACTGTAAATTCTTATGCTAAAGATAGATTTACTAATGATATACCAATATTATCTAACAATGTAAGAGCAACGGATGTTCTTGATTTTAGACCTAGAGTATCACCAACTTCAAGCACTACTCAATCTCCATTTGCATTTACTTCAAGAAATTTTTCTGGTTCTGGAGCAACACCTTCTCTTGTAGTTTCTCCAGAAGGGGCTTCTACATTAGGATATAGTTACTACTTACCAAGAATTGATAAATTAATTTTATCGGCTGGAAAAGATTATGAAGGTGATTTTGCTGTTATAAAAGGAGTATCATCTCTTACACCAAGTGCACCACCATCATTGCTGGATGATGCAATGCATATTGCAACTATTGAACTTCCAGCATATCTCTATAATACAAATGATGCAAAGATTACTCTAGTTGATAATAAGAGATATACCATGAGAGATATTGGTAGACTAGAAGATAGAATAGAAAATTTAGAAATAGTTACAAGTTTAAGTTTACTTGAATTAGATACTAAAACTTTACAAGTTAAAGATATAACTGGTGACAGATTTAAATCTGGTTTCTTTGTAGATGATTTTAAAGATAATCAACGTTTAGATTTACAGAATCAAGATAATACTGCTAATATTGATACAGTTAACCAAGAGATGGTTGTCCCTATCAATTTATATACAGTAAAACCAGAATTGGGAGTAGGTGATACAGTCGATATACTCTCTGCTGATTTTTCTCAAGATTTACCTTTATTAGATTCTAATGTACAGAAAACTGGAGATCTAATTACCTTAGCATATACTGAGATAGAGTCTGATATTGGTAATCCACAGGCAAGTAGAATTGAAAATGTTAACCCATATGAAGTTGTTGTTCGTATTGGACAGGTTGTATTAGATCCTTCACAGGATAACTGGACAAGAGATGTAGAAATTGATGGTGGAACAATTACTCGTTTAGGTGCACGTGCTTCAGACGTAACTGTAAGAGTACAAACTGGATCATCTGAAATAGAATTTATTAGATCTAGAAATGTTGGATTCTCTGCATATTCACTAACACCTGGTGTTAGGCATTATCCATTCTTTGAAGGAAGAAGTGGTATTGATATAGTTCCAAAATTAATTGAGATTAGCATGGTTTCTGGAACCTTTGCTATAGGTGAGACTGTTACAGGTTCTTTTGGAGATGATAGTACTCAATTAATTTCATTTAGAACTGCTCAACCAAATCATAAAACTGGAACATATGATAATCCAACTTCAGTATTTCCAAGTAATCCATATGATACAGCATTAACATTAGGAACTACCTACACTGAATCATCTACGGTTTTGAATGTAGATATTGCATCATTAACCGAAGATGCTCAAGGTGCTTTCTTTGGTAGAATTACAACAAATATGAGATTTGTTGGTCAAACTAGCGGTGCTATTGCAGTTCTTGACTATAGTGTAGGATCAGGGAGTCCAGTTAGATTAATACCAGATGAACATGGAGCTTTATATGGATCATTCTTCTTTAGAGACCCAACAGTTTCTCCGCCACCACCTTTAAGATTTACTAATGGAACAAATACATTTAGATTAACTTCAGATATAAACAATGGCGATCCAGTAACAGGTGATGAGGCAGGTATAACTCGTGGAGATGCTACTTATACTACTTCAGGAACACTACTTGAATTTACTACAACTAGAACTATTACTAGAAGACCAATTAGAAGAGGAGATCCGTTAGCACAGTCATTTACTGTAGATGAAACAGGAATGTTCCTATCATCATTAGATTTATATTTCTATCAAAAGGATGATAATGTTCCAGTAACTATTCAGATAAGAACAGTTGAATTAGGAACTCCAACAGCTGAACTCGTTAATGATTTTGCACAAGTTATATTAGATCCAACAGTAACAGACTCTACTGGAACTTCAGTTGTAAAGACATCTGATGATGCATCAGTACCAACCAGAGTTACTTTCCCATCTCCAGTTTATTTGGAACCAGATAGAGAGTATGCAATAGTTATCTTAGCACCAGCAACAATAAAATATAAAGTCTGGATCGCTCAAATGAGTGAGGAAACTATTGAAACACAAATTCTTGGTGTTGATCAAGGTTCAAAAAATATAGTTCAAAAACAGTATTTGGGAGGAAGTTTATTCAAATCTCAAAATGGTACTATTTGGACTGCAAATCAAATGCAAGATTTGAAATTTACTCTTTACAAGTGTTCTTTCACAACAACACCTGGTTCACTTACATTATTTAATTCTGAATTAACAACTAATAATAAAATTAACTTTAGATTACAAGATAATTCAATAAAAACTTATCCAAGAAAGTTAAAAGTTGGTATTGATACTACAGCAGCACTTGATAGTATTATCTCTACAGGTGTAAAAGTTACTGCTTCAAATGTTGGACCAGCGTACAATACATCTCAAGATGCTAAAGGATTTGTTGAAAAAATTGGTTCTCCAATAACTACTACAAGTTTAGACTTGAGTTCAGTAACTGGAGTTGGAACTGGTTATGATAGCACAAATTCACCATATTCAGATGTTAATTTATATTCAATAACTGGTGATGGATCAGGAGCAACAGCAACTGTGACAGTTAATTCATCAGGTGGAGTTACTGTTGTTGCTATTGCTGCAACAGGTAATGGATATGCTGTTGGTGATGTTCTAGGAATTACTACAGCAGATGTAGGAAATGCTGGTACTGGTGCTGAAGTAACAGTTGCAAGCACTTTTGGAATAGACACATTATTCCTTACCAATGTTCAAGGTGAAAAATTCAACAATGGACGTAGGTTAGCATATTATAGTGATGTTGCGGCAGGAACTATAGTAGCTGGTGCTGCAGGAACTATTCCTATAAGGGGTGACTCAACAGTTAATGGTGATTTATACACTGGAAACGTTATTGAGATTAGTAATTTTAATCACTCTATGAAATCTACTGAAAATGTAGTTCAACTTGATAATGTTTCTCCAGATACTGTTCCTGAACTTCTAACAGAAAATCTTTCTTTAACCGATAGTGTTATTTCTGTTGCAAGCACAACTCCATTTGCTACATTTGAAGGAATTTCAACTACTAGTGGTTATGTACAAATAGGACAAGAAATAATTTTCTATGATGGAATAACATCAGGAGAGTTAACTATAGGTACTAGAGGTATTAACAACACCCCAATAGACAGTCATTCATTGAATGATCAAGTATTTAAATATGAACTTAATGGTATATCTTTGACTGGAATTAATACCACACATAGTATGCCAACAAATGCTACTTTACAATCTTTAAAAACTCCTGATTCATATTTCTTAGAAATTGCTAGAGGAGGAGGAAGACCTAATTTACTAGACAGATCAACTGGTATAAATCAGATTAGTTTCACTAATGAAAAATTTGCTGGTGGTAATATATCTGTTGGATCACAAAATTTCCAATATGATTCATTTATTCCAGAAATCAGTGTATTTACACCTTCAACAAAAACTGCAATATCATCACAATTAAGATCAGTTTCTGGAACAAGTGAAGGTGGATCTGAAATATCATTTGTAGATCAGGGATATGAGGATGTGCAATTCAATGAAATTAATCCACTATCTACACCAAGACTTTTATGTTCTAAGGTTGATGAGGATGCTAAATTGTCTAGTTTACCTAGAAACAAATCAGTGACTTTATTGACAAAATTTGAAACTACGGATACTAATCTATCACCTGTTTTAGATTTAATGAATGCTTCGTTTAAATTTACAAGAAACAGATTAAATAACCCAATATTTGATTATACCACTGATTCTAGATCAAATAGAATATCTGGTGATCCTCATGTAGCATGTTATATTTCACAGAAAGTTGATTTAAAACAAGCATCTACAGGATTAAAAGTATTGGTTGCTGCATATAGAGATCCAACAGCAGACTTTAGAGTATTGTATAGATTATTTAAGACTGATTCAAGTGAAGTAGAACAATCTTATGAATTGTTCCCTGGATATGATAATTTAAAGGATGTTGGTATTGATAAATTAATTGTAGATCCAAAATTGAATAGTGGAAAACCAGATATTTTCGTTCCTGCAAGTGTGGAAAATGAATTTAGAGAATATGAATTTACAATTGATAATTTAGATGAATTTGTAGGTTTTCAAATTAAAATAGTAATGAGTGGAACTAATGAAGCACGTCCTCCAAGATTTAAAGATCTAAGAGCAATTGCTTTAGCATAATGATACCCGTTCAAGGATATAAACATCTCTATCGAGATGAAAACTCTGGTGCTATTGTGAATAACGATTCTCAAGGTTATTCACAATATATTGCAATGAGAAATAAAAAGAAACATGAAGAATTAGAACTTAAAAAATTACGATCTGATATTGATGAAATAAAAACACTTTTAAAAGAAGTGTTAAATAAATGATGAAATGGTAGTAATATAAATATTTAAAATCATATTGATTAATAATGGCGGTATATGTATCCAATATAGTGATTGAACAAGGTTTTGACTTTGATACGTCCTTTCAATTAGAGGATACTAGAACTAATGCGTTTTTAGATTTAACTGGATCTAATACTGAAGGTCAAATAAGAAAGTCCTCTAGTAGTACCAGTAAAGTAGCATTTGCTACAACAGTATCAGATCCTGATACTGGTATTATTACAGTGTCATTAGGATCTACGATAACTGTTAATATGAAACCTGGAAGATATGTTTATGATGTAAAAATAATAACTTCTACTGGCAAAGAATATAAGGCTATAGAAGGTTCAGCGTTAGTTAGAGGCGGGGTAACAAGGTAATGCCAAGTATAAACGATAGAATTGGCTCACAAAATGTGATACGAGTATTATCTAATGCGTCGGCACCTCCGACAAAATTAGTTAATATGAATGATGTTGATACTTCTAGAGAGGGTGAAAATGGGTTAGTTTTAGTATGGGATGCAAGTTCTAAAAAATTTGTATTAAGTGATAAAGTTCAATCTGCTACATTAATACAAACTGGAATTTCATCAATTTCAAATACAACTCAATCATCTACCGCTACTACTGGAGCATTGACTGTAGCTGGTGGAGTTGGAATATCTAAAAATTTAACTTTAGGAACTGGTTTAGTTGCTGCTGGTATAGCAACATTTTCTGGAAATATTGATGCTAATGCTTCTGTAGATATTTTTAGAGATTTAAAAGTAAATAATAATCTTAGTGTTACTGGACTAACAACATTAACAGGAATAACAACCACTGTTGGTGATTTATATGTTGGTGGTGATTTATATCTTCAAGATGATTTAGTATTAGATAACGTCAGTGGTACTAGTCTTAATATAAGTGGAGTTTCTACTGTAGGTTCTGTTTCTATAGGTGCAACAGAAGTTTTAAGTTCAACATTCGGACTTAAAAATATTACAACCTTAGATGCTACAACAACAGCAACTATTGAGGCCGCCATTGAATCTGGATCTAATACATTTGATAGTCTTAATATAACTGGTATTGCTACATTTACTGGTGATGTAATTTTCCAAGGTAATGCTCCTAGTCAGAATATAACATTTGATGCTTCTGAAAATGATTTAGAGTTTAGTGATGCTGCCAGATTAAAATTTGGTAATTCTGATGATCTTGAGATATGGCATTCAGGTAATAGTCATATAAAAAATGATACTGGTGATCTTAAAATTCGTGGTGATTCGATCATACTCAAAAGAGGAGATGATAGTGAGGCATATCTTAAAGCTACTGTTAATGAAGATGTAAAATTATATTATAATGGCAATGAGAAAATAACTACCACTACTTATGGTGCTAAAGTAACAGGTATTTTAAGTGCTACTAGTATATCATTAGATGAAATTGATGGAGGATCGTTCTGATGGCGAAACCAAGTACTAGACAAGGTTTAATCGATTATTGTTTAAGGCAATTAGGAGCACCAGTATTAGAAATTAATGTTGATGATGAACAAATAGATGATTTAGTTGATGATGCTATACAACTTTTTAACGAAAGACACTTTGATGGTGTTGAAAAGATGTATCTTAAATATAAAATTACTCAGGATGATATTGATAGAGGAACTGCAAATAATAAAACAGATAGTGATAATACAGTTGGTATTGTAACTACTACTGCAACTTCCACTGATGTAAGTGGTTTAGGAACAGTTACATCTAATTGGTACGAAACTTCTAATTTTATTCAAGTTCCAGATTCTGTTATAGGTGTAGAAAAAATATTTAAATTTGATACTAGTTCTATTTCTGGTGGAATGTTTAGTATTAAGTATCAATTATTTTTAAATGATCTATATTATTTTAATTCTGTTGAATTAATGCAATATTCAATGACAAAATCTTATCTAGAAGATATAGATTTTCTTCTAACAACTGATAAACAAATACGATTTAATAAGAGACAGGATAGATTATATCTAGATATTGATTGGGGTTCTGAGAAAGCAGATAATTATTTGGTTCTTGAATGTTACAGAGCATTAGATCCTGCTTCTTTTTCTGGTGTATATAACGATAGTTTTTTAAAAAAATATTTAACAGTATTAATTAAAAGACAATGGGGATTAAATATGATGAAATTTACTGGAACTAAATTACCTGGTGGTGTTGAATTAAATGGTAGACAATATTATGAGGATGCTGAAAGAGAATTAGAAGATATTAAACGAAGAATGACTTTAGAATATGAAGTTCCACCTCTTGATATGATAGGTTAATATAAAATGGCTTTAAACTCCTATTTTTTACAAGGATCCAAAAACGAACAGTTTTTGATGCAGGATTTGATTAATGAACAATTAACCATTTATGGTATAGAAGTATATTATCTTCCTAGAAAAGTTTTTAAAACTGATAATATTATTAAAGAAGTTCAGTCATCTAAATTTGATGATTCTTTTATTATAGAAGCATATTTAAATAATTATGAGGGATATAATCCTAATAGTGATTTAATGACTAAATTTGGTTTAAGATTAACAAATGAAGTTAGTCTTACTATTTCAAAAGAAAGATTTGAAGAATTTATAGCACCATTCTTAGAAGGTATGAGTTCTGGTATTAAAGAAGGTTCTATTACAGAGTATACATTTGAAGATTTAATTACAAGACCTAAAGAAGGAGATTTAATATATTTTCCACTAGGAGAAAGATTATTTGAAATTAAAAGAGTGGAATCTGAAAAACCATTCTACCAATTAAATAAAAATTATGTTTATGAATTAAATTGTGAATTATATGAATATGAGAATGAACTTATTGATACTACTATTGAAGAGGTAGATAATACAGTTGAAGATGAAGGATACATTACCACTGTAAATTTAGTAGGATCTGCTACAACTGCTTCTGGAACTGCATCTGTCGGTGTTTCTGGTATGATTGGATTTATAGATCTAATAGATGATGGATCTGGATATGTATCTGCACCAACGGTTCAAATATCACCGCCACCATCAGGAACTCAAGCTACTGCAGTTGCTATTACTACTTCAAAGGCTGGTGTAAAATCAATAAAAGAAATTTTATTAACCAATCCTGGTGCTGGATATAATAGTGAAAGTCCACCTTTAGTTCTGTTAACTGGTGGTGGTGGAGTAGGTGCTGCAGTTACTATTGGTGTTGTTGATAATGGACTTAGTGCCGTAACAATATCAGAACCTGGAGCTGGTTACGCTACAGAACCAACTATTACATTTACTGGTGCTACTGGTGTTGGTGGAACAACTGCTAGTGCTCAAACAGTTATTACTGATGGTGCTATTACAGCAGTTCGGTTCTCAAATGCTGGTGCTGGATACACAGTTGCTCCTACAGTTACTTTTGCAGGTATAACTACAACTGGAATTGGAACATTTATATTTAATGAAACTGTTCATGGTCAGACTTCTGGTGTTGTTGCGAGAGTTAAGGACTTCAAGAGGAGGACCGATATCAGTCCTGATAATCCACCAGTTGAACTTAGAGTATCTCTAAATAGTGGAGCATTCCGTGCAGGTGAAGTTTTAGTTGGTTCTATATCTTCTGCTAGATACATTGTAGATAGTTACGATACTGATAGTTTTGAGGATCCATTTGATGCAAATAGTGATATAGAAACTGAAGCAGATAACTTACTTGACTTTACAGAAGGCAACCCATTTGGAGATTATTGATGTTAGGCACTTAT